AGCAAAAATCCATACGGTGGGCCAATTGGAGCAGTGGACTAGGAATGAACTTTTGGGGCTACCTAATTTAGGTAGGAAGAGCTTGAAAGAAGTTGAGGAGCAACTGGAAAAGATGGGCTTGAAGTTGAGGGTCCCAACATTGAAGGAGCAGGTATGACCGATTGGACACGAGAAGAGGACGAAGCTTTTAACGACGTGGAAAAGCACAGCAACCTTGGCAAGCAGATCCTGCGGGACATCGAGGGTCAGCCGTATTACTACGATATTTTTGTATCGGTATCGCAGCGCAACGCGGTCCTTGAAGAGGTGGCCAAGGAAATTGAGAAGATGAAAGCTTTTGGTCCTGACACAATAGACAGTTTTACTGTTTACATAAGGAATATGAAAAAGTGAGCTTTACCAGTCATCACCTGCAGCTTGGTAGCAAGCAGCATGTCCATCAATTACAACTTTGTAATAAATGCGAAGAGAAACGGCCACCGGAAGGTGGAATACAAATGAGTGCAGCAAAGTGGATATGCGCTTGCTGTTGGACCAAACGAGTAACCACAAGGAATTTAAAAGAACATGCCAAGACCAAAACCACCCGAGCCACTACTAGGAAGACAAGTGAGGATGTCTGACAGACAGTGGATGATTCTCAACCAGTTGGGCGGCGCTGAATGGTTGCGCGCCCTGCTAGATAAGAAGGCACCCATGCCTAAGAAATATTATGAAGTCTTTAACAAATCAAAAGAAGCTGCACCCCCAAGAGCCACAAAAACCTTTGAGTCAAGAACAACTGATGGCGTGGTGGCCATTCGCAAGACTTGATCCAAAGTTCTTTCCTAAACCAACCCAACGCGAGCAATCGCAATATCAAGAAAGTCCAATATGAAAGCAACTAAACGTAAAGTCCCATCAAGATCCAAACGCGCAAGGGCGTTTATGGAAAGTAATCCTGCTGCCTCGGTTAACGAGATAGCGAACCGATTTGGTTTAATGAAACAAGCCGTTTACGGATTGCGCTGCACGATGAGGAAGGAAGGGTTTAACTTCCCCAAGAGGTCTGAGCAGTTGGCATCCCTTGCTCCTGCTCAGCAGGGCGCTGCCGGCAGCGCACCGCTTGAGATTGAAATGTTTGACTTCCCTGATGAAGTAGACGAGACCCTTGACGCTCGGGCCTTGGACTACGGCAAGTTTATCGAGGGCGCGGAAGTCATGCAGATGTTGAAACGTGTCGTCCAAGCGGCCTTAAACAACCGTGACAAGGTTCTTGCGCACGATCAGGCCGAAGCCATGGACATGATCATTCATAAGATTGGCCGCATTGTGAACGGCAATCCTGACGTGGTTGACCACTGGCTAGATATTGCCGGCTACGCCAAGTTGGTAGCAGACCGCCTTGAAGGGCGGATTCGATAAAAAAGGCCCTTAGGGGCCTTTTATTTTGGGGTGGACGGGGGAATCGAACCCTCGCTGACAGATTCACAGACTGTCGTGCTGCCACTACACTACGAACACCGTAGTGGTCAATGATTGGTCTGGGTGGCAGGATTTGAACCTGCGGCCTCCGCCTTCCAAGGGCGGCCGTCTACCGGGCTGACAATACACCCAGAGATAATCGGTCGAGGAAGTGAAGTTTTCATAGTGGCGCGAAGTGTATCACATTCTTTACTTAGCCTCACCCCAGCTCGGTCCGACTTCCACATCGCACCGACTGGGGACTTGCATGTTGACACACGTTGCCATGATCTCTGCTGCACGCTGCGCTTCTTCCTTTGTCTTGACGCTCAATGCCAGTTCATCGTGAACCTGCAGCATAGGCATGATCCCCTCCCGAGCAAGAGCCACCATTGCTGCCTTTGTCTGGTCAGCGGCAGACCCTTGGATGAGGCGGTTCAAGCCCTTGTAGGTGCCTGCGCGCTTAATCCGTTGACCGTATTCCATGACGGCTTGCTCACGGGGAAGAGCTTTATTGACACCCCACTCCATCGGCTCCCAAAGTGGGAACCGGCACTTGCGTCCAAGCAGGGTGCGGATGGATCCGCCTGATGCGGGATGCTCGATCCGTTTCATCACAGCATTGACTGTGCCTTTAAGGAACGGGACATTCCTGTGGAATTGGTCGATAAGCTCTGACGCTTCGTCGAGATTCAGGTCCAGTTGCGCGGCCAGTTTGTTCTTGCCCATGCCATACATCAGGCCAAGGCCAATGGTCTTGGCAGCTTTCCTTTTGATGCCGGCCATATCGGCAACCATCTGGTGAAAGTCTGTGTTGGGGTCGTTCTGATAGGCCCCCACCATCTTGTCGGCTCCGGGTAAATCAAGGAGCGAAGCATAGTGGACAAGCAAGCGTGGCTCCTGTGAGGAGAAGTCATTGGATGCCCACATTTCGCCCTCTTCGGGGAGGAACAGGCTGCGAACCATGGGGCCGATGATCTCGTGTCGGGCGGGAACCTGCTGCAGGTTTGGGTTGGCCATGGACAGGCGGCCCGTGACTGTGCCCCCATCGTCTGAGCGCATCTGGTTGACGTGGGGATGGATACGTCCTGTCTTGGCGCTGAAGTTAAGGTACGGCTGCAGGAAGGTGCTGTGCGTTTTGTTGGTCTCGCGCGCCTCCACAATCATCTTGGCAATCGGGTGCTCACAACCATCCAAGAAGCCTTTCGTGAAGCTCGGTTGGCCGTTCTCGGTCTTTGCGTAATGCAAGTTCAGCTTGTCAAAAGCGGCTGCAATTGAGGCTGCTGCCCAAATATCAACGGAATTTCCGCAGATTTTGCGCAATTCGGCATGTAATTCACGCTCCCTCGCAATCAATTGCTCAATCAACCGCTCACATTTGGGCCGGTCAAACCGGATGCCGCGGCTTGTCATGTTGTGCAGGACGGGGAAGGCTTCTGTTTCGAGGTTGAAGATGGATTCCACTTCGTCTTGACGCATGCGAATCTTGAATGCTTGCCACAGTTTCAGTGTGAGCGCTGCATCCTGTTCAGCGTACTCTCCCACATACATGGCGGGTAGTTTCCAAAGTTCCTTTTTTGGATGAACTCCGAAGTCCGCAGCGGCTTGTTTGAGCCCTTGCTCTGACTTGACTTCTTGTAAATAGTCGAATCCCAAAGAGTTGAGAGCGTAGCTGAAGCGGTTTTCATCAAGAATTGGGGCAGCGAGCATGGTATCAACGATCCGTCCGTTGACCTTAAAACCACTTGCTTGTAGCCACCCCAAGTCATAGGCGGCGTTATGCATAACCTTATCGGAAGGGTAAGCCAGTACGTCCGTGATCCATCTTTCCACTCTGCGTCTGTCCAGATTTCCACCACCCTGATGCGCCACCGGAAAATATCCAGACCATCCATCGACGGCAATGGCGTAGCCGACAACGAAACCGTCGTTCCGAGGCCATCCCGGGCCCATGGATTCCAAGTTGGGGTCGCAAGTTTCGAGATCAATTGCTATTTCTTTCGCTGTTGAAAGGTTGGGGAACACTTCCGGAGCCACCCACTCAGTGGTTGTAGGGAAAAGTGGGATTGTTTTCATATTTTGAAGCCTTTTTCTATATGTTTTGGCAGCACAAGGTGAAGTGTTTGTTTTGCGCGGGTTATTCCCACGTAAAAGAGCCGGTGGACATTGTCCCCGTTACTTGCGTACTCTTTTGCAAATCTTGGTGAGAGGTCCATGAGCAGCAGCACATTATCCGCCTCGCCGCCCTTGGCTCCGTGGATCGTGGACAGTTTGATCCGGCCCATGGTTGAAAGCTTAGTTCCGCGCCTGAGGACTGCGGTCAGGTAAAAACGCTTGTCTTCGGTAATGCGGGACAAGGCTTCGTGCCAGATTGCATCGGTCTGAAGACCAAAGCTTTTCTGCAGGTCCTTGATGCTGTATTCAAGGAGCGCTTCGCCTTTGAAAGTGCGGTAGCCCTTGGTTATATATTCAGCGCCAATGTACTTGTAGACGTTCCTGATCTCATCGCCATACAGGAACTCCCCTTTGCGCAGCTTTTCCCATGCCTGTACGGCTTTTAAAAGGGTCAGGCTAAGGCTTGGTACACCTGAGCGCTCAAAAAGGATTCCAGA